CACATCACTGACTATACCAGACAGTGTTACATCAATTGGTAATTATGCGTTTAGTAGTTGTTATGCTCTCACATCACTGACTATACCAGACAGTGTTACATCAATTGGTAATTATGCGTTTTATGATTGTAAGGTTCTTACATCACTGACTATACCTGATAGCGTTACAAGTATTGGTGATTGGGCGTTTAGTAATTGTTATACTCTTACATCACTGATTATACCTGATAGCATTACAAGCTTTGGTGAGGGTGCGTTTAATAATTGTATTGCTCTTACATCTCTCACCATACCAGATAGTGTTACAAGTATTAGTAATAATGCGTTTAATAGTTGTTATGCTCTTACATCATTGACTATACCAGATAGTGTTACGTCAATTGGTGATAGTGCGTTTAGAGTTTGTACTGCTCTTACATCGTTGACTATACCAGATAGTGTTACAAGTATTGGTAATAGTGCATTTAATGGTTGTAATGCTCTCACGTCACTCACAATTAGTAATAATGTCACGTCAATTGGTGAGGGTACGTTTGGTGGTTGTCGGGCTCTTGAAATCGCTGATTTTACAGCATTTGACAGTTATTCTTTAGAATCTATTGGAAATAATGTATTCTACTCTGAGAATCGTCCACAATCAGGATTCAAAATTTTATTCAAGAGTCAGGAAGTTCTTGACGATTTTGCAGCTAACTGGTCTGAATATTCACAATACTTCGCAGTGGCTTCTTAATAATCTATGAAAGTAGTATACTGTGCAAATCGAGCAATCTATCACTTACTTCCAACAGCAATAAATTCACTTTTATCTAATAATCAAGGGGTGGAGAAAATCTACCTCTTGATTGAGGATGATTCTATTGATTATATTACGCATTCGAAAATTGAATTTATAAATTGCAACCAATTTGATTTTCTTATTCGTGATGGATTTAATTGTACACGAAAATTTCCATATATGGCTATGGTTCGTTGTTTTCTTACAAAAATCATTAGCGAATCTAAGATTATATATTTGGATGTAGACACCATTGTTGATGGCAGTCTGAGTGAATTATGGAATTATAATATGGGAGGCAATTGTGTAGCTGCTCGCGAAGAAGAAAATGGATATTTTAATTCTGGTGTAATGCTCATGAACTTAAGTACAATTAAAGCTTCACGTTTAGATGATAAGCTAATAAAGCTTCTAAAAAATTGTCGTTTTGTTTTTCCCGACCAAGATGCTATGAATATTATATTTAAAAATAAAGTAGTATATTTACCTCATAAATTCAATGCTATAGGTAGAGATTATCAGGTTAGAGATACCGAAATTGCCATTCGTCATTTCGCAGGTATCACAAAACCATGGCGAAATGGAGCTACTGAGTTTGATAAAGAGTATTGGGAGAAATATAGAACAGATTATATAATCGAAAGCGAGGTCTCTTAGTGTGCAAATTGATATCACCGAGGTCGCTAAAATTATAGGCGCTATAACTGTTATTCTTGGAGTAATAATTGGCGGCTATAAATGGATGGACAACCAAAAACAAAAAGATGAAGAATTAGAAAAAGACGTTAAACAGATAAAAAAAGAAGTCAAAATGTTATGCAAAGCTGTACGAGCTTGCTTAGACGGTTTGCAGCAAATAGGTGCTAATCATACAGTTCCAATAGTCAAGAACGAATTAGACAATTATTTGTTTGATACGGCACACGATAAGGAGGCGAGTTGATGGGTAAAAATAAAGAAGGAAGATATTCTAAAAGAGTATTAAAAACTATAGTTATTATTTGGATTATTGTTGTAGCTTATAGTTTATTTGTTTCTACATATTTACTTTTCGTTGCTCCAGAATTTGCGGCGGATGTGTTTAAATCCCTATTAGTTTATGTCGACGCTCCTATGACCGGTGGCGTTATTGGATATTTTATAAAATCAGCTAGAGAGAATACTGAAAAAATAAAAAAAGCTCCTGATTCTGAAGCTATGGAGTGCGATAACTCGTTTGATACTGATTGTCAGGACAGCGACTACACGTACATTGAGACAGACGAACCGATAGAACCCGAACAGGAGGGCGAGGTAGATGTTGCCGAGTGATTATGATGCTTGTTTCCGTAAAAACATCGAAACGGGCTTCTGCACTGAAGGTACACCGTGTGGAGGAGAATACGATAATTCTAATAGCAGTCTATATAAAAGATGTTTGCACTGTCCTTATTTAAATAATAAAGTTTTCTTTAGGGAGGTGGAAAAATGATACCGTTTATCCTAACAACTCTATCATTAGTAGTTTTATTAATTATAATTAGTATTATTATAATTATCATGGATCGTTTTGCTTCATTTGAACATTGGCTGGTATTTGCTGTATCAGAAGCTGAAAAACTATTTGGTGGTAAGACCGGTAAACTAAAACTTAGGTATGTTTATGATTTGGCTATAAAAGCATTTCCAGTATTAACTAAAACGATTTCGTTCAGTCGTTTTTCAAAATACGTTGATGAAGCACTTGAAATAATGAGGGATATGATTAAGCATAATAAAAATATTAATGCTATAATATCCGGAAAGGAAGATTCAAAATGACTGAAAATGAACTTAGACAGAAAGTTGTAAAAGGCATTATCGTATATAATGGCGCAAAAAAAGGAAGCACCAAGCATAAAGAAATTCTTAGTATATTTAATAAATCTGGATTATGTAAGCGATATGTTATGACCGTTAATGACGCTTGGTGTGCGACAACGGCTAGTGCAGCTTATATAAAATCTGGATTAGCTGGTGACGGAAAAGGTAAAATATTCCCTTGTGTCGAATGTTCTTGTGGTAGAATGATTGAAAAAGCTAAAACAGCAGGAATATGGGTTGAAAAAGACAATTATATTCCAAAACCAGCTGATTTGGTTATGTACGATTGGGACGATAATGGTTCTGGCGATTGTACGGGAGCTCCTGAACATGTTGGAATTGTTGTTTCTGTAGCTAATAATACTATACGAGTATTTGAAGGAAATAAAGATAACGCTTGCGGATATCGCAATATAGCAGTTAATAGCCGTTATATAAGAGGTTTTATAACTCCAAAATTCTCATCAATAGCGACAAAGCCTAAACCAGTACTTGAAACTAAGGGATATAAGAAGGGCGATTCGACAAGAGGAGTTCTTGCACTAAAAGAATTACTTCTTATAGCTAGAAAAAAGAAGATTATTACATCAAATCTAGATGAAACTAAAACTTTTGGTTCAGGTACGGAGAAAGCTGTTAACGAACTTCTAAAAAAATGGGGTTACAAACAGACTGGTATTGCCGGAACTAAGTTTATTAAGAAACTTAAAGATAAGCTTAGTAAATGATTTAAACACTTTTCAAAATTCTAAAATGCCCTCACGGTTTTTATTAGCTGTGGGGGCATAATATTATTAGCACGGATTATATTGCTATACATTATAATATATGTTATAATAGGTATGCTAACCGTGCTTGGTACTCAGAAAGGAGTAGTAAGCATATGACAATAACAAAAAGGGTTTCTAAAAATGGTGATATTTCATATCGTATCAAAGTAAGTATGGGATATACTTATGACGGTAAACAAAAAATTAAGTCCATGACCTACAAGCCCGATCCAAATTTAACTGTTAAACAAGCAGAAAAGGAGGCCTATAAACAAGGAATCATATTTGAAGAGAAATGTAAGAGCGGAAAAGTTGCAGAAAGAAGAATAAAGTTTCAAGCACTTGCTGAGGAATACTTAGAATTTATTGAAAAGACAAACAAATTAAAATGCAGCTCGTTGGTTAGATTAAAGAACTTTAGAGAACGTACGTATGAGGCTCTAGGTAATATTTATATTGATAAATTAACTAGAAACCATATACAAAACTTTATTTTTTCTCTTTCAGAACCAGGTGTTAATAAACGTACCGGTAAAGGGCTATCGCAAAAAACACAAAAACATTATATTTCGTTTATTTCTAACGTAATGAATTATGCTATATTACAAGACTATATTAAAGATTCTCCATGCCATCATATTTCCGTAGTAAAAACTAATAAAGATGAAGAGCTGGTTTATACATTAGAAGAAACTCAAAAATTATTAAATGAAATAAATGACAAAGCTAACATAGACTATAAAGTTTTTTTCAGTATCCTTCCTCATTGCGGTATGAGAAGAGGAGAAGTATTAGGTTTGGAATATGATGATATTAATTTTATTACAGGAGAAGTAACTATTTCAAGAACTTCGAACTATAGAAATTCTGAAACGGGTGTTTACACAGATACACCTAAGACTAAAAATAGTTTTAGAAAAATATTTTTACCCGATGATGTTTTAAACCTAATATTAGAATTAAAGAAATCGCAAACGATTAAAGCAAAAAAATGCGGAGATTCTTGGCATAAAACAAATAGATTATTTGTTACTTGGAATGGAGAACCCATGCATCCTAATACACCGTATACTTGGCTTAAAAGGTTTTGTAAAAAAGAAAGCATTCCGTTTAAAGGTTTAAAAGCATTTCGTCATTTTTTTGCTACACAAGCAATTCAAAGCGGAGTTGATATTAAGACGGTATCGTCTATGATGGGTCATGCCCAAACCAGTACGACTTTAAACACTTATACTCATGCTATAAAACAATCCAACATTAACGGATTTAATACTGTGGCGAATCTTATCTCAAATAAAGACCACGGTAAAGACCTTGCACATTAATAATGCTATTGATCGCTTTTTATTCCCATTATATATTGTTTTTCGCGTTTATATCTGGCGGGTTCAAGTCCCGTCGCTCGCACCAAAAACAACCTTGAAAATGGCTTTAATTAGCGATTTTTGAGGTTATTTTTTATTTTTAACCGCAAATAACAGTATTTAGATTTAATTAAACGTGCTAAATAAAGACCATATAAAGACCACAGCACGGTTAGCATCTGCTTTTTATAATATTAAATTAGTGTATAATATTGATTATATTTTAATTTAATAGTATAATTTATCTTGGTTTGTATATAATATTAATTTTAAATTTATACAAATCGAGGGGTATTTATTGGTTAGAGAAACCGAAAATATTTGTCCTTATTGCGGCGGCGAACTTATATTTTTTGATAAAACTAAAAGAATTATTCGAACAAAAGGTCGAAAATCAAGTTGGATTAAAATAAACAGATTAAAATGCGTAAAATGTGGAAAGACACATAGAGTATTGCCAAATTATATTTTACCGTATAAACAATATGAAAAAGAGTTAATAAAGGGTGTTCTTGAAGGATTGATTGATTCTGACACATTAGGTTATGAAGATTATCCTTGTGAGAAAACCATGAAACATTGGAGAAGGGATATTTAATTTATCTCTTCTCTTTTTTTTTGTCTAATTTCATTGACTTTTTCTTTGATAAATCTCCTTTTTATTCTAGAATAGCAGTTGAAAGGAGGTGGAAGCTGATGGAAGAATTTGTTTCTGGTTCGGTCCCGGTTTCTGTGGCGGCTAAAGTATTTGGTAAAGATGCTGCTTGGGTTAGATCTGGAATAATTGAAGGATGGCTTCCAATAGGAGCTGCAACGAGGCGTGGGAAGCTTGTTACAGACATTAAAGCTATAGGCGATAGAAAAGGACGGATAAATTTTTATATTTCGCCTAAAAAGCTTTATGAGGAAACTGGTTACTATTGGAAAGGAGAAAGGAAATGAGTACCACAATCAGACCTGAACTATCCGAGAAAAACAAGTACTGGATCGAAAAACATAGGTATTACGAACTTAAGCATTTTTGTCTACAGTATCCTTATTGGAGAAAAATGTATTTGTTAGCTTTAAATACAAAATCTAATAAAGGTAATGTTACGATTAAAAATAGTGATATTTCAAATCCTACGGAAGACTGTGCATTAAAAAGAGTTTTCTATGCTGAAAGGATGGCAATGGTTGAAAATATAGCAGCCGAAACGGATGGATACTTAGCGGATTATATTTTAAAAGCCGTCACTAAAGGAATGTCTTACGACGTACTCAGAGTTCAATCTAATATTCCTTGCAGTAGGGATATTTATTATGAGCTATATAGAAAATTCTTTTGGTTACTGGATAAAGCCCGCGCATAATTAACAGCTCCTATAGTGGAAAGGAGGATTTATAATGACACAATCTAGTATGTTTGGTAGATATTCATCCAGTATTTCCGATCGAGCTGGAAAAATGTTTTATGATGATATGGCTAAAGCTATTTCCGAAACATATAATCAGTTAGTATTAAACCACTATTATTTGATTGATTATATTCCGGAAAAAGAAAAGCAAAATCTCAATGAAATAAAAACCAAGTTTGAGGAAAAAGCGGATGAATTATTACATTTAACTGCTGAGTATTGCAACGCTATAAGTTCTATGGAAAAAGGTATATTCAGTATTGAAAAGATTGAGTCCTGAACAAGGGCTCTTTCTTTTTGCTCAAATCCGTATGCAGGTTACGATAATCTGTGATATTTTGGTATTACGCATAAAACGCATTGACTATGATGGAGAAATCCAAAGTTATATTTTTGAAAGGAGTTTGACAATGGACGAAACTAGAGAAATGCTTAACGGAGAAATTGAAAGTGCATTCAATACTTTGAAAACTCTTTCACCCGATACCCAAAAATATAAGGAGGTGTCTGCAAATTTAAAGCAACTTTATGAATTGAAAATTTCAGAAGATAAGGCTGAACGAGAATTTGAAGAAAAAGAAGCCAGACGAGAAATGGAAGACAAGCATCACACCGATGAAGTGGATGCGAATTTTGTTGTTCGTAGGGATGAAAATGAAATTAAGTCTCAGCAGCTTAAAGATCAGAAAAGAGAGTTTTTTATAAATTTAGGAGTTACTTTATTATTTAGTGGCGCAACATTATTTACGAATTGGTATTGGATGAAAAAGACATTCTTATTCGAAGAGCACGGTACAATTATGGGTAAAGCATCTAGCGAAGCGTGGAAATCCATATTTAAACCAATAAAATTTAAATAACGTTGGTTCTTCACTGAGAGGGTTTGTAATGACATTCCCTCTCATTTTTTGCATTTATTATGAGATATCATTATAACAAACCTGAATTTTATCTTTCACAATACGGGGAACTTTATATTTGTGATCATATGTTATACGACGCATGTACTTTATATAAAATTGGCGAAAAAGGTATTGCTGTAATACAACAAAGATTCGACAAAGAAACGAAAAGCACATGGTGGAGCGAAGTCGATCCTTGGATTACAGATGCTATTTATCTTAATCCAAAATTTTTTGAATATTTTAATAAACGTGCTGATATTTGTAAAAATGGGATTTATCCAACTGTAACAGTCAGGCAAATTATGTGGGCTTTAAAGATGAAACCTCTAAAAAAAGAAAAGTGGGAAACCGTGTTCGACAGAAAAGAGATATGACCACGCAAAAATAACAAGCTCTATAGTGGAAAGAGTATATAGCTCAGATAGGAGAGCGCGACTTAATAAGGTTGAGGTCATGGGTGCAAGTCCCATTATACTCTTTCTAATTTTTTAGAAAGGATGATGTTTTATGTTGAACATCGAATCGAAATTTCAATTAGGCGAAATTGTTGCTACAACCGGAGTAGCCGACCTAATGAAAAAGAATCCGGAATTTAATAGCTTTTGTATTGAGTCTTTAATGCGTCATGCTCAATGCGATTGGGGAGAAACTTGTAAAAGCGATAAGAAGTTAAATGACGAAGCTCTTATCAATGGAACGAGAATTATGTCGGTTTATTGTTATCTTAATGACGATACTTCATTAATGGGTCAAAAAATTTGGATAATAACAGAAGCTGATAGAAGTTCTACCACTATACTTTTTCCAAGTGATTATTAAAAGGAGGATTAACTATGGAAATGTTAAAAACTATTATATTTATATTTTCAATATTTTTAGCCATAATATATTCTTTTTCAAATTTAGCACGGTTAATCTACAAACAAGGCGTGAGTTTTTTACATATTATTATGATGGGTTTGGGGTTAACTGGTGTAATAACACACTTTTTAGGAATTTATTAAGGAGCTAAAATGAAAGAATTCGATTATGAAAATTGTCAAGTTATTGATATTATTACAAGACGTAGTGGAATACGTTTTATTCATTTTCTAGGATATGCTTATGAATATGAAGGACCCGAAAAAAACGAAGGGCCTTGGAAATTTGTTTCATATATAGGAGCGTTTTATCCATTAGCAAACGTTATTAAAGCGGGTGGCATAAGTGATTTTATTTTCGCTAGAGAAATAGAATTTAAACAACAAATTATTGATTTGACCGAAAAAGAGTTAATTGAAATGTATGAAAAACTCAATGAAGGTAATAAAGTTATCGAAATCGATGAAAGCAATATTACTAAAGATACTATAAATACTCTTATGGACGGCACATATGTGGTATTTCCTTTGAGTCATAAATTGTAAAGAGGTGATGATATGAGTAAATTTGTTAAGTTTGTTGGTAAAAATAGCGGTATTATATTAGCAATAGCTTCGTCCATAGGAGTGGCAGTTACTGCTTTTAGTGCTGCAAAATCGGCAAAAAAATCTATACTTCTAGAAAAAGAAGCCACCGAAACAAAAGGAGAAGAACTGACCACAACCGAAAAGATTAAAATTATAGCTCCAGCTTATATTTTAACAGGATTGTGTGGTGCTTCTACTATCTTTTGTATAGTGGCGTCCGCCGTAATATCTAAAAAACAATATAACTCTTTAGCTGCTGCTTATACTTTGTTAAGTTCTACATACATGAAGTATAAAGAAGAAGTTACAAACCGTTACGGAGAAAAAGAGCATCAAGATATTGTTTCATCTATAGCTAATAAGCCAATACATATTTCCGAACGAACAAATGTATTTTTAAGTTCTTGTAATTCTTTTTTTGTATCAAATACAGAATGGGACGACGATGAAGAAATAAGATTATTCTACGATACTTTCTCTGATAGATATTTTGAGTCTACGGTTTCAAAAGTTCTTTTAGCAGAATTTCATCTAAATCGTAATTATGTTTTAAGAGGACTCGGAGCTAATGTTAATGAATTCTATGAATTCTTAGGTCTTGAGCCAATTGATGGCGGAAACGATATAGGTTGGTGCTCCGTTGACGAAATAAGATTTATTGACTTTAATCATTTTAAAATGCCTCTCGAAGACAAACCCGTTGAAGGATCTAATAACTATCTTGAATGCTATGCGATAGAATTTTATTTTGAGCCATCGACAGATTATTTGTTTGATATGGGATACGCATAATTAACAAAGTCTATAACGGAAAGGAGGAGTTAATATGAAATCCGAAAAGCTATTAAAAATATTAGGTTTAACATTATCTATGGTTGGAGCTGGAGTCAGCGTACTATGTAGTATAGTTAGTGACAAAAAGCAGAGCATAGAAATTGAAAACCTTGTTGAAAAAGTAGTTGATGAAAAAATTAACTTACATTCTTGATTTATAGAGAGCCTAAAAAGGCTCTCTATATTTTTTCAGCATGTAGGTTACAACTATTTAACGTAAATTAAAGAAAGGATGTATTGAATGAAAAAAATAAATATTTCTTCATGGTGTAAGATGGCAAAAAGCTATGCAATAAAAAACAGTCCGCATATATGTACCGGAGCAGGTATAGCTTTAAGTATCGGCGCTGTCGCATCGGCTATATGGGCTACTATTAAAGCAAAAGAACAAGTTGATATTCTAAAAAAAGATGATGAATCTGATAATTTAAAGAAAACAACCGTTGCTAAAGCTATATGGTTTTATTATATTCCCACAGTCGTAACGGAAGGATTTGCTATTGCGTTTTTTATAGGAGCTAAACACGTAAATGATAAACGTAACGCAGCGCTTGCGGCAGCATATTCATTATCGACAACAGCTCTAAAAGAGTATAAAGATAAGGTAGTAGAAACCATTGGTGAAAAAAAAGAACGTTCTATACGCGATGAAGTAGTTAAGGATAAAATCGATAAGAACCAGCCAACTAATGGTGTTATTATCACAAATTCCGGAGAAACTTTGTTTTATGATACGCTATCGGATAGATATTTTGTGTCTGATGTTAATACTATAAGAAAAGCTATAAATAAACTAAACTTTGAAATGTTTAGTGAAAATTATATTTCTTTAAATGAGTTCTATTACGAAATAGGATTAAAAGGTATACCAGTTGGAGATGATCTTGGATGGCGTATTGAAAATGGATATTTAGATGTTCGTTTCATTGGTCATATGACTAGTGATGAAAAAGCTTGTTTAGCGTTTGAATTTAATAATCCGCCAGAGTATGGTTATAAACAATTATATTAGAAAATGCGCAAAAATAACAAAGTCTATAATGGAAGAGATTCCATCCATAATTCAATAAAATAACGAAAGGAGATTAAAATTATGGAAACAACTAATAATGTAATCGAAGTAGAAGAAATGACAGAGGTGGCTGAACCTATCGTTAACGATATTGTTGAAGCTAATTCTTCTAATGGAAATGGAGCAGTTATCGGATTTGCCATTGGCGCAGGTCTTACTATTGGAGCAACTTTGCTCACAAAGTATGTACTTAAGCCTATTGCAAAGAAGGTAATGGTTAAAATTGCCGAGAAGAAACAGAAGAACAATATCGATAACGGAGCAGCTACGGTCGTAAATGTTTCGGAAGACAATGTTGTTCCTGTTGAGGATGATGACCTTGGCGAGAATATTGAATAATGAAGGAATTGTTAAGAGAGGTGTCTATTACAGGCACTTCTCTTTTTTCTTTTGAAAGGAGAATAATATGCCAAATAAATACACATATGATGGACCGGTTATGAATTTTAATACTTGTATTGCTCAAAAATGGGAAGCGTCTACATACGCATCTTCTGAGAGGAAAGCTAAAAGTAATCTTTCTTATAGGTTTAAAAAAGAAAATGGATATTTAGCAACTGCAAATATTACTTTACCCGGAAAACTTAAAAAGGTAAGTTAAGGGTGATACAAATGAGCGATAAAAAAGAAAAAGAGATTCGACAGGTTGTTGCTAACCCTGCTAAAACTAAAAAGAAAAGTGAAGCTAAAAAACTTGCCAATTCGTTAATCGTCGAAGATAGTAAAACGGTATTTTCTTATATTGTAAAAGAAGTTTTGATTCCAGCCACTAAAAAACTTATATCTGATATGGGCAAAAGCGCTTTAGATATGTTTCTTTATGGCGATGATGAGCGTCCGAGAAAAAGAAGAGATTCTAAAATTTCTTATAGGCAATACTACGATGACGAACGTTCCGAAAGAAAAAGAAATACTTATCATTCCAGAAATGCATTAGACTATGACGACATTGTACTCGACAGTAGAGGGGATGCTGAAATGGTTCTTGATAGCTTGGATGATATTATTAGACGTTATCAGTTCGCCAGCATAATGGATTTATATGAATTGGTTGGAATCTCAACTGATAATTATACACTTAGCAAATATGGTTGGACTAGTTTAAAGCATGCCGATATAAAAAGAACGCGTGATGGATATTTATTAGTCCTACCAAAAGCAATACCAATTGATTAAGGAGGAGATTATTATGAAATCTGATATTTTAAACGTAATTGGCGGACTAGCTATGAAAGCGTGGTCCTCTACAAAAAAACACTCACCTGTTATATTTACAGTAACAGGAATTGCAGCGGGTTTGGGTTGCGTGGTTACAGCTTGTGTAGCCACCACCAAACTAAATACAATTGTAGAAGAAACTAAAGATGATCTTGAAAAGATTCATAACCGTAAAGAAAACGCGGATGAAGAATCTTCTGATGAATCGGTAGATTTGTTAAAAAAAGATACCACTAAGACTTATGCAAAAGCTGGTTGGAATATTATTAAATTATATTCTATTCCTATAAGTCTTGGAGCATTGTCCATATTTAGTATTCTTGCTAGTCATAAAATACTAAAAGAAAGAAATGCAGCAGTTACAGCGGCTTATGTAGCTCTCGATAAAGGATATAAGCAATACAAAGCTAGAGTTATCAATGCTATCGGCGCAGAAGCAGAAAGACGCGTTCGTTACGGTCTTAAAACTGAAGAAATTGAAGAAGAGATCATTGACGAAAACGGTAAAAAGAAAAAAGTAAAGAAGACCATCGAGGTTCCGGATACGGATAACCCTTCTGTAGTTGTTACAAACGACGGCGTTTACACAATTAATGGTGATACAATGCCTAGTCCATATGCAAGATACTTTGATGCATCGAGTGTTTACTGGGATAAAGACCCGGCTGTCAATTTAGCTTTGGTTAGAGAAACTGAAGATTCTTTAAATAAAATCCTCAAATATCGTGGACAGATATTCTTAAATGAGGTTTATAGAAAACTTGGTTTCTTAGAAACAAGAGCCGGACAAGCTGTCGGTTGGATTTATGATCCCGAAAAAGAAGGAGAAAAGCAAATCGATTTCGGTGTTTATAATATTTATAAGCCGGATAATAGAGATTTTGTTAATGGCTATACAAATGTTATTCTGCTTGACTTCAATGTCAAAGCCATTATGGATGAACTGTGGCCTGATGAAAAAGATGAAGGATATTATGGTACTCAGCATAAAAGTCCGATGACTTGCTAAATAAAAGGTTTATTAATTGTTATTAAAGGAGGATTTTAAAATGAAATCATTTAAATCATTTATAGAAAATACTTTATTATGGATTTTTGGAATTTGGGAATGCATAAAATACTTTGGCTCGAAAGCTTTTAACAAATTAAAGAAACTATTTGAATCAAAACTTGGTAGAACCGTGGCTTGCATAATGCTTGTCGCGGTTTTTATTTATAGTTCGGTATCTATTCTATCAATGTCACAAATAGCAGAGGCAAAGAATGCTGAAACAATACCAACTGTTATTGTAACCGAAGAAACTACTATGGTAACAGAACCTTTCGAGGATGATATTTTATCTAATGATGAAATAGAGTTAATCGCTTTGGTAACTATGGGAGAAGCTGAAGATGAGCCAGAACGTGGCAAAAGATTAGTAATCGATACCATACTTAATCGTATTGATTCTGATAGATTCCCTAATACAGTTAAAGAGGTTATTTATCAGCCAAATCAGTTCGAGGTTATGTGGAACGGTCGTTTAGACAGATGCTATGTTTCTGATGATATTTGCAAACTTGTAAAAGAAGAATTGATTAAAAGGGACAATTCCAAAGTAATATTCTTTAGAGCCGACAGGTTTAGCGATTATGGAACACCGATGTTTTGTCTTGGAAACCATTATTTCTCAAGTATATAAGGAGGAGAACATTATGACATTTATTTCTTACGCATTAGCATCTATGTCCGGAGTATTCTTTTTTTCAGGTATAGCCGTTCTTTTAGGCGGTAAAAGAAAGAAGGATTAGGATGATAAATTTTCAAGAAATAGTTTATATGATAGACTATTCGCTTAATACAAAACGTAAACGTCACATAACGGGCGGTATTTTACTAAGTATTGCATCATTATTTGCAGGTTTAGCGTTAACTACAATAACAGCTAGAAAGGAGGATGACTCTGATGAATAAATTAATTAATTCTATTATATTCTCTTTATGCGGAGTTTCCGGTTTCTTTATAGGATATTTCTTGTCTAAAAAAAAGTATGAAATTATATTAAAAAATGAAATAGAATCAGTTAAAGAAACTTATGCGGCTGCTGTTTCAACTAATAAGGATTTTATAGCCATAGATACTTTAGACAAAAAAGAACTTAACAAATCGCTGTCTTCGGATGACGATATCGATGAAAAAACCGCAAACTTTCTCGTAGAAGACGATTTAACAAATCTTTCGGAAGAAAAAAGTTCTGATCTTTTAGTAGGTATTGATGTGGCAAATGAATCAGAAACGCCATATGTAATCGAATCTTCTGATTTTAATGAAATATATGGTTATGAAAGTTGCACTCTAACCTATTATTCAGATGGTATTCTTGCCGATGAGGATTTTGAAATTATCGAGGATATTGAGAATATAGTAGGCGATTGTAATTTGAATATTATGGATGAAAAATCGATTGATTGTCTATACGTTCGTAACGATTCGAAGTGTTGCGATTATGAAATATTAAGAACTTCCGAGACTTACGAAGACGCATTCAATGATTTTAAGGAGTATGAGGAGAAATATGAGTAAAACTAAACTTATTGATAAATATTTCGATTGGTTATGTAATCTTGTAGGCTCAGCATTTCCGCATCGAGGTTTCACTTATCATAAGTTATTATTATGTTTATTTCATATTGATTTTACATATTCGATACCTTTAGACGAAAACAGAGCAAATGATGGTGTGAATTTAAGGTATCATTTCGGAAAAGATTATGATATTGACATTCACGAAATCGCTTATTATCTGGATAATCGACCTTGTAGTGTTTTAGAGATGATGGTAGCATTAGCAGTTCGTTGTGAAGAAGCGATTATGGAAGACCCTAAAGAAGGGGATAGAACTGGTCTTTGGTTTTGGAATATGATAATTAATTTAGAATTAGATTCATTTGATGATTCTTTATTTAATGAGTATCAAGTTCGTAAAATCGTTGACCGGTTTCTTAATCGGCAATATGAACCGTCCGGTAAAGGTGGTTTATTTTATGTTGATGATCCTTACCACGATTTAAGACATATAAATATATGGTATCAAATGATGTGGTACCTCGATAAATATTACGATTAGAAAGGGTGAATAAAATGCAAAATACTATGGATTATATTTTTAATCGTTTAAATTGGTTGGAACGTGAAAATGCTGTTTTGCGTTCTTCTAATAAATTTTCAATTAATTTACTAACATTTGCTTTAGGAGTAAGCGTAGTAATAATACATTATAAAAATAAAAAAATAGCAAAACTTGAAAACGCTAAAGAAACAGAAGAGGAGTAAATAAAAGATGATTGACTTTCTTATGATTTCAACACGTTCTACGAAACGTGGGATAATAGAAATCTATCCAAAGTTCATCATCAAAAAAAGTTCTGATTTAATGATTCGAGGCGGTGATTTTTATGCTATTTGGCTTGAAAAGAGAGGTTTGTGGTCTACCGATGAACAAGACGCTTTGCAATTAATCGACGAAGAACTTGACGAATATGCGAAGAAAAATGCCAATAAATATGACGTTCCGCCTAAAGTACTACATATGTGGGATGCCGAATCTGGTATGATAGATACTTGGCATAAATATTGTCAAAAACAAATGCGAGATAATTTTCATATGCTTGATGAAAAAATTATATTTTCAAACAGTGAAGTTAAAAAAGAAGATTATTCAAGTAAGAAACTTTCATATCCATTAGAAAATGGTGATTATTCTTCGTACGATAAGTTGATATCCACTTTATACACAGAAGAAGAACGTAAAAAAATCGAATGGGCTATAGGTTCTATAGTTTGTGGAGATTCTAAAACAATTCAAAAATTTATGGTGTTTTATGGAGCTCCGGGCAGCGGTAAATCAACTATTCTTAACATAATACAAAAAATGTTCGATGGATATTATTCAGTGTTTGATGCTAAGAGTTTAGGGTCTTCTTCTAACGTCTTTGCATTAGAGGCATTTAAAAATAATCCTTTAGTAGCTATTCAGCATGATGGCGATTTGTCCAAGATAGAAGATAATTCGCGTCTTAATAGTCTTGTTTCTCACGAGTTGATGACCGTTAATGAAAAATTTAGATCTACATATTCAAATAGGTTTAAATGTTTTCTTTTTATGGGAACTAACAAACCAGTAAAAATCACAGATGCCAAATCTGGTTTGATAAGAAGATTAATAGATGTTACTCCATCTGGAGATAAATTATCACCATCTGAATATCGAACAATAGTAAAGCGTATAGATTTTGAATTAGGAGCTATAGCACAACATTGCGTTGATGTATATTTAGACAATCCGCATATGTATGACGATTATATTCCGATTGCTATGCTCGGCGCATCTAACGACTTTTACAACTTCGTAATGGATTCGTATTTAACATTCAAAAGAGAAGACTGTACTACTATGAAAGCCGCTTGGGAAATGTACAAGGCATATTGCGATGAGGCTAAGGTGTCCTATCCATTTTCCCAAAGGATATTTAAAGAAGAACTAAAAAATTATTTCCGCGAATTTAAAGACCGCGCTAGTTTAAGTGATGGCACAAGAGTTAGAAATTATTATGTAGGTTTCAAAGCCGATAAATTTGAAAAGGAGTCGTTTTTCAACATTCAAGAACCAATCCCTAAAGAATACGAAATTGAATTTAAGACTCAAGAATCTATATTTGATAAGGATTGTTCGTCTTGTTTCGCTCAATATGCTACTGGCAAAGGAACACCTAAAGAAAAATGGGATAATGTGTCAACAACATTGTCCGATATCGATACTAGCAAACTTCATTATGTAAGAGTTCCAGAAAATCACATAGTTATCGACTTTGATATTCCTGATGATAGCGGAAATAAATCCTTTGAAAAGAACTTGGCTGCGGCTAGTAAATGGCCGCCAACTTATGCGGAACTTAGCAAATCTGGAGCCGGAATTCATTTACATTATATTTTTACAGGAGATCCAACTAGATTAAGCAGGATATTTGACGATCATGTGGAAATAAAAGTTTTTACCGGTAATAGTGCATTAAGGAGGAAACTAACTAAATGTAATGATATTCCAATCGCTACTATTAGTTCCGGATTACCGATGAAAGGAGAAAAAATGATAAATAAAGAAGTCATTAAAAGTGAAAAGGGACTTCGAAGATTTATAATTAAAAATCTAAATAAAGAGATTCATCCGAATACAAAACCGAGTATGGATTTCATCTATTCTAAATTAGAAGAAGCTTATAATTCTGGGTTAAAGTATGATGTGACAGATATGTATAATGCAATATTAGCGTTCGCTACTCAAAGCACAAATCAATCTGATTATTGTTTAAAACTTATTACTAAGATGAAATTTAAATCGGACGAACCCTCTGAAGCTTTTATAGACGAAGATGTAAGATTGGTCTTCTATGATGTTGAAGTATTCCCAAATCTATTATTGGTCAATTGGAAACTAGAAGGGGAAAACAATCCTGTAATTAGGATGATAAACCCTAAACCAGCTGAGATAGAAGACCTGATGCAATTTAATCTTGTAGGTTTTAACTGTAGACGATATGACAATCATATTATTTACGCTAGACTTATGGGATATAACAATGAGCAGTTATACAAACTATCGCAAAGAATTATATCCGGTGGTAAAAACTGTTTCTTCGGAGAAGCTTATAATATAAGTTATACAGATGTATACGATTTTTCTAGTAAAAAGCAGTCTTTAAAGAAGTTCGAAATTGAATTAGGTATTCATCATCAGGAACTCGGACTTCCTTGGGATCAACCAGTACCTGGAGAAATGTGGGAAAAAGTTGCCGAGTATTGTGATAATGATGTTATCGCTACTGAAAAAGTATTCAATGCTCGTAAAGCCGATTTCATGGCCAGAAAGATATTAGCCGATGTTGCTGATATGACGGTTAATGATACCACCAATTCTCTGACAACTAGAATTATATTTGGTAGAAACAGAAGACCTCAAGACCAATTCAATTATAGAAATCTTGGTGACGAATCGAATGCTAGTGATAATTTCTACATAACCAATGATTTAGTTATGCATAATTTTAATGACGATTACACTAGATTTGATAAAGATTTTCGTCCCGTATTTCCTGGATATAAGTACGAAAAAGGCGTTTCTACTTATAGAGGAGAGGAAGTCGGAGAAGGCGGTTATGTATATTCTGAACCTGGAATCTATAGAAATGTAGCGTTGCTCGATATTGCCTCTATGCATCCAAGTAGTATAGTTGCTGAGAAATTGTTTGGAGAAGAGTTTACGCAGCGTTTTAAAGATATTCTTGATGCTCGTATAGCAATTAAACACGGAGATTTTGACAAAGCTAAAAAGATGCTTAATGGAGCATTAGCTAAATACCTAACTGATGAAAGCACGGCGAAAGATTTGGCTCAAGCATTAAAAATAGCTATCAACTCTGTTTATGGTTTAACGTCTGCGAAATTCGAAAACCCGTTCAAAGATTCTAGAAATATAGATAATATAGTAGCTAAAAGAGGAGCTCTGTTCATGATTAACCTTAAGCATAAGGTTCAAGAACGGGGCTTTACTGTTGCTCATATTAAGACGGATTCTATAAAGATTCCAAACGCTACACCTGAAATTATATCTTTTGTAATGGAGTATGGAAAACTATATGGTTATAATTTTGAGCACGAAGCAACCTATGACAGAATGTGTTTAGTTAATGACGCTGTTTATATTGCTAAATATGCAAATGGTGGAGACTGGACAGCTACTGGTACACAATTTCAAATACCATATGTCTTTAAAACACTTTTCTCGAAAGAGCCAATAAAGTTTGAAGATAAATGTGAAACGAAATCCGTGACTTCTTCATTATATTTAGATATGAACGAAACTCTACCAGATGTGTCCAAAGAGGAAGCCGAATTAAAGAAAGCTAAAACGGACCATAAAAAAGGTAAAATTTCCGATGAAGAATTTGAGTCTATAAAAGAATCTTTATCTTCAATAATTTCAAAAGGTCATAATTACCGTTTTGTTGGAAAAGTTGGGGAATTTTGTCCTATGAAAAAAGATTGCGGTGGTGGTGTTCTTCTGAGAGAACAAAAAGGAGAATATTATGCCGTTACAGGTTCGAAAGGTTATAGGTGGATGGAATCTGAAATGGTCAAGACACTTAAAAAAGAAAAAGACATTGATACTAGCTATTATATTTCAATGGTCGATGAATCAATTGAAACTATTTCTAAATTTGGTGATTTTGAGGAATTTGTTTCAGACGAAGATGATTACCTTCCATTTTGAGGTGAACGATGGATAATTTAGAATTTTTTGAAGGAAAAGAAATAGAATGCCCAATTTGTAAAAAGATATTTATAAGATTATCGTCAAATTGGGTTTATAAAATCGGTAGTGGAACTCATCAAAAATATTTCTGTTCTTGGAAATGTATGAGAAAAGCCGAAAAAGATTTTAATTAATTATTTTGAAAGGATTTGATATTATGTCTAAATGTACATTTTTAACAAAAGGAAGAATATTAATCGAAGATGCCAAATTTGCTTTTCGAAAAACTAATTTTAGTGGTGAAGAAATAAGAGATCCTAAAACAAATAAAATTATTAACACTGAAGGAAAAAGAAACTTTAGTGTAGTAATTGAGGATCCTGATTTTGCTCAAGAATTAGCAGAACTCGGATGGAATGTAAAGCTTAAAAAGCAATATAATCCGGACGATCCCATCATTCATTATATTGACGTCGAGGTTAGTTTTAGACCTGTTAGAAACACCCCTGATTTGGAAGTAAGAATGATAACTGACAAAGCACAGGTCTTCCTTTCCGAAGATACTATAGAGATTCTAGATCATTCAGAAATTAGCACACTTGACGTAATTATAAGACCATATACATATACAAAAGATAATGGAGAAGATGCCGTTAAAGCTTATCTTCATAAAATGGTTGTAGTAATCGAGACTGATGTTCTTGATAAAAAATGGGGTAGTATGGAATACCCTGAAGAATAATTTGATAATAACTTATTTTTGATATTGAGGTGCCTTTGATGGTTAAATGCTGATTAACTCTTTATATATCTTTGGCGCTTTTCATGATATACCTCCTTTCATATATTATTTCACAATAAAGAGTTAAATCAAACAGCCTCAATATATTATTAAGAAAGGAAAGAATGATGAATTATAATAGAAATAAAATACTTAAAATAGGAGATCGAGGAGAGGATAATAATACTTTTAAAAAAGTCGAATTATCTGCTCGTATAGAAACTCATCCTCCTAATGAATGTTTTTGGATTGCTATGGATGTTGAAACCGATGAGTTTTTAATAATAAGAGAAGAAGATTTTATACCGGAGGAAAAACGATGAACGTTTTAGCAATACTATTATATTTGATTTGCTTTTTTGGCGGTTCAATGTTTGGGATTATATTAATGTGTCTTATGACAGCCGGTAGAGAAAACGACACTATAAAACCAAAGAATGGAAAATGGTTGTCCAACGGTAATGATTATACTTGTTCTAACTGTAAATATACTTTTGATTCTTCATTTTATAATTTTACTCATGTTTGTCCGAATTGCGGATCAAAAAATGAATTTCCACGAGATGTAAGCGATGAGCGCGATTAATTTATATGACTACCAACAAAACGCTATTAACAAAATGCATAATGGATGCATTCTTAATGGAGGAGTTGGTAGCGGTAAATCAAGAACTGCTTTGGCATATTATTATATTCGGCAAGGTGGTAAAATAGGATCTAAAAATAATGCTAAAATGATTAATCCAAAAGATTTATACATAATAACAACTGCACGTAAACGTGATACTTTTGAATGGGACGAAGAACTCGTTCCTTTTTTACTATCCACAAATAATAAATCGGGTTTTTATTCTAATAAAGTAGTTGTCGATTCATGGAACAATATAAGTAAGTATATAAATATTGAAAATGCTTTCTTTATATTTGATGAACAACGTGTAGTAGGTTCTGGTAAATGGTCTAAATCATTTATTAAGATAGCCAGATCTAATGAATGGATATTGTTATCAGCTACGCCGGGAGATACTTGGATGGATTATATCCCTGTGTTTGTAGCTAATGGGTTCTATAGGAATCGTACAGAGTTTATAAATAGGCATGTTGTGTATAAAAGGTTTTCTAAATTTCCGCAAGTCGATAGATATTTTGATACTGGAAGACTTATAAGACTTCGTAATAAAATATTAGTAAATATGGATTTTTATAGAAAAACTATATCTCATCATGAAGATGTTTATACAAACTATGATATTCAATCTTATAAAAAGATTGTTCGAACTCGTCAGGATTTAAAAACTGGAGAACCATTTAAAAACGCTGCTGAATACTGTCAAGCTTTAAGAAAACTAGTTAATACTTCTGATTCTAGACAATTAGCTGTATTAGAGATTTTTGAAAAGCATCCGAAAGTAATTATATTCTATAACTATGATTATGAGTTAGAACTTTTAAAAGGTTTGGCTTATGGAAGTATGGACGATGCCGAGATAGCAGAATGGAATGGCCATAAGCATCAACCAATTCCTGAAACAGATAGTTGGATATATTTAGTTCAGTATAATGCTGGAGCTGAGGGTTGGAACTGTATACAAACAAATACCATTATATTTTATAGCCAAAATTATTCTTATAAAATAATGGTTCAAGCTAGTGGTCGCATTGATAGACTTAATACTCCATATCAAGAATTGTATTACTATCATTTGAAAAGCCGCTCTAGTATTGATATAGCTATAAGTAAAGCTTTAAAAAACAAGAAAAAATTTAATGAATCTGGTTTTGCCGGAAAATAGAAAGGATGAATAATAATATGGTTAAGAACATTGTAATAGAAGAATTAAGTAGCCTAATAAAATCCTGTCCTCTTTGTGGGAAAGAATCATATATTAAAGAACAGCATTATGAATCTCCGTTTTCTGACTGTTTTAGTTATATGCAAATTGGCTGTGACAAGTGCGGTTTAGTGTTAGAAGGCAACCATTATGAAATGCAACATCCAAGCGGTTCAGAAAAGCTAAGAAAAGATACTAAAAGAATTATCAAGATTTGGAATCATAGGAGTGAATGAATTATGTATGATTATTATGAGAATATGATTGTGCCAAAAGGCTGGGTATGTCCTAAATGTGGTAGGGTATATAGTCCGACAACCTCAATGTGCTCGTACTGCAACTATCAGATGACACATACCATAACGAGCAATACATTAGTATGCAAATTTCCTAAAGATAAGGAGAATAATAATGATTGAAATAATAATTAAAAACGCCTATGGCAAAAAGGTTGGTAACTTAATTAGCTCAGAAGACGATTGTAAGTGTTTAACGTTTTCGGAATGCGATTTTTCTACAAAATTCTTAAAAAGTGTAGTTGAAAATCGTCTTGAAGACATGTGTAAAGGGACTAAAAATGCAGATATGTATTCAGCTTTAACATATGTTTTAGATTCGGCTTTGATATTAGCTAAGAAAAAAGAAGAGAGAACCCCTAATGATATAAGGAAAATTTGGGGAATGCCTCCAATTGAACGACAGAAAGGATATAAGACTATGGGTTTATCTATTCATTGTGATCTTTGCGATCGTAATATGGGATTAGAAACACATTTTATAAAAGGAACATTTTCGAAAATAGTAAGCGAAAATGGAGAGAGACTAAAAGAACTATGTTTTTCAGATCCCTATTCCTCAATAAAACTTAAAGGGTCTTTCTTAACCGAAATGAATATTTGTCCAACTTGTTTTGCGAAAATATTAAATAATAGAAAGGATGATTAATAATGTCGATATTTCATTGTGATAGATGTAATCGACTTTTATCGTATTATCCTCGTTTAACTTATCGCATTTCAATACATGATAATACTGTATTGCCTTTAATAAAACCAAAAAATTACATAGTTTGTCCACAATGTATGAAAAAAATAAAAAATGAATTAGAAAGGATGAAATAATTTTGCATAAATACGAAAGATACATAAATCAACCACACACTTTACTTTTAGGTATAAAAAACCATCATAGAGGATTGTCTACAAAAATTTACAATGCTTTTAATAAACACGTTAGAAGAAAAATTAGAAATATTCCGGCAATAGATTTAGACGACATTGATCGGATTATTTCCAGTCTTATATTATTTGAACCGTTTGAAGATATTCGAGATATAAGAGGTATTGGTGATAGTTGTATTGGATATTTAGATCAAGTTAGAAAATATTGGTTAGGTTAAAGGTGTAGCTAATGATCATTATGTATGATATTTGTAAAATCTATCCAATATGGTTGCCGCCAGTAAAAGACGATGTGTCGACAATACTTGGTGAGCAAATAAACGCGATTATTAGAGCTTTTAATGAAGGTTTGCCATGCACCAAAGATTTAACTGAAAATATACGTAAATTAGGTGAAAAAATTGCGCTAAAATAGCACCTCCTATATTGGAAAGGAGATTATAGTTTATGGAAAAACAATACTTCATCGCTACTAACGATAAGCAACTTGGTTTATGCTTAAGAATGCTTTATGCCGAGAGACTTGATGCATATGTTGAAACTGTTATGAACAGTAAAAACAAAATCGAGTTTCATATTGGTATTGATGCGGACGAATGTATGATTGAGTTGCTTATGGAGCGATATGAAATACTGATTTCATAACCAAACTCTAATCCAAAGGGTAGACGGTTGGTAAAACAGCCGTTTACTTTTTTGCATATATATGCTATTATATTTATGTGGAGGTTTGCATAATGGACAAGTGTATAAAAATTAAAAAAGTTAAAACAAAAGCTGTTAGGCCAATTTTTAAAAATGGTAAATGGACTATGATTCTCGAAGAATCTGAAGAATATATTCAAGATTTAGGAAGAGAAAAAACCATATGTAACGTTTGCGGTTGGTCTACATATCCGGAATGCAAAAAATGGTGCCATATAATTAAACGTAGAGAGAGTTAAGTTTGCTTGACTCTCTTTTTATTTTTGAAAGGATAAGATTATAATGGATATTTTAATTAAAAACTTAGAAACGCCATTACCTAAAAATGGAGAACTTCTTTTAGTTTTCGCTTCTGATGAAAACGACAAAAACACAATTTGTTTAATTACAGATCCAAAAACTGGAAAAGCTATAAACCATGAAGGTATTGAAGAATTAAAAACTTTTTATGATTATTTGAATATTAAAATACCTTTTGGTAGCGATGATTATAAAAATATTAAGAAAAAATACAACATAACAACCGAATCGGAATTAGCAGAAGTATTAAATAAAGTTCATTTAGATGATATTAGAAAAATGAGAAAGGATTAATAAATGCAGATTTTGACTAAAGAAGAAGCAATTACAGAACATAGAAAAATGTGGAATTGGATTGCTGAAGAATGTATAAAAAGAAAAAGGCGTGTAACTAAACTGGAATACTTTAAATCGAATTGCATTATCAATATTCCATATAATAAATGTTATTGTTGTGAATTTGCATATAATAATGCATGGAAAACTAATACAAAAATAACAGATCGTTCCGATATTTGCAAATGCTGTCCTTTAATTTGGAAATACGGTAAATGTGTAATGGATGGTCTTGGTGAATATGACGAATGGGTTCGCACTCTTTTAAAAGATGATTTTAAAGCGGAAGCTGAAATAGCTCGTAAAATTGCAAATTTACCAGAAAGGATTAATGATTATGAATAATATTAAACTATTAATTAGAAGATGTTTTAGAAGATATTTTGTTTGTAAAAGTTTTAGGCTGCGGGTTAAACAAGAAAATCACGGAAATCCAATGCCATTTTGTTCAGGCACATATAATAAAAATGGATTTTTAAAAAGTAGATGTAAAAAATGTATATATCGTAATACTCTACGGTTTTCGATTGGACGGGGTGATTGGTAATGAGTGTGTTAATTCAAAATATGGATATGCCGAAAAGTTGTGATGAATGTCCGTATGCAGAATATTATGGAGAAGAAGACAACAGAAAATGTCAAATATTAGGTAGTTACGTTGATATCATTGATGATAATGGTGAAACTGTACGGGATGACAACTGTCCTTTCATCGAAATTCCCACACCTCACGGAAGGTTGATTGACGCTGATGTGGCTTGCGAAAAATATAAGGACGAAGATTCTCTTATTGCGGAGTTGGCTTATAGAAAAATAAGAAATGCTCCAACAGTTATTGAAGCTGAGGGGTAAATACAATATAGAGATTTTGAAAGGAGTAAAAAATGTCAACTTGTAAAGATTGTATTTACTATGATTTGTGTGCCGACTTTAATTTAACAACAAGATCATGCTACAAGCGCAGTATGCAGATAGTAAAAGACGATGGAAAGCCCGAACGATGTGGATTTTACAAAGACCGTTCAAAATTCGTTGAGTTACCGTGCAAAGTTGGAGATGTATTTTATGGAATTGATACATACGGTATAAATGCCTATTCTTGTTATGGTGTTGGGTATGGGTATGTCGGTGACAATAAACTAGGCTTTATATTATTTACTGTGGGTCGCAGAGAATATATCTTTGGTAAAGAAGCTTTTTTAACCGAAGCAGAAGCCGAACAGGCGATAAAGGAGCAAGAGAAAGAATGAATGATTATATTATTTATTTCATTAAAGTCCTTTTTGATATGGATGGCAAACGATATATTTATTATAATTCTCTCGTGGAGATTATAGAAAAATGAATAATGTAAAACGAAACGAACTTGAAAAAATGGTAACTAAACAGTTTTTACCCGGTAATGTCATGAATCTTAAACTTGAGCGATTTTGTAAGTGTGTAGATTTAAGAGTTAAACTATTTAATAAAGGTTGTTTATATTTTCAGTTTTTTGATGGCAAAACACCATTATGTTATAGTATTCCTATAGCCTTTAAAAAAGCTTATGAAAAATATGAGAAAATAAACATTTTGTTTGACATTAATCTATATATTTATTGGCTTGCTTTATTTACTTATTTTGAGTTCGTTGATATTTTAATAAAACAATATGAATTAGAGGTATAAAAATGTTTTTAGGAAACAAAAAAGACCCGAAACGTAACGAAAAAGGTTACTCGGATCCAACAGCTTACGAAGCACTTAAAAGATTAGAAGACGAGGATGAAAGGTTTCATAAGCTTTTATATTCAATAAGAAATATTTGTGATCTGGCTGGTTATGATTTGGGGGAACGCATAGTGTTAGTTGATAGACGTAACGGTCGAATTTGGAGATAGGAGGTGTGGATATTTGTCTTATGCTGTAAGAGATTGTGAGTTTAGAGAAGCTTTAATTGAACAATTAAAAGAAACGGCTTTAACGATTTTTGAAAATGCTGATGAAATAATTGGTGATTATAAATATACGGGCGATATTGATATTACTATTTATTTAAAAACCGATAAACTAAATAGTGGTATTCCTGAAATAAGTGTTAATAAAACATATTATCCGGATTATAAAAAACTTACCGATATTACTAATAAGTTATATAAAAAATCTCAGGAATCTACTAAAAAAGCGATTACTGAGATTAAAAAACTTTGATGTAAATTTTCAGAATTGTTATTTTCGCGTAAAAAATTGAGAGGGTTTGTAACGACATTCCCTCTCTTTTTTGCATTGATATTTGAATTTTTGGTCAATTGGCCACTTTTTGCCCACTTTTTAAACCCAAAACTGGCCAGTAAAAACCCAGTATTTATGCGGGTTTCAGCCGTTTTTGCCCAGATGGCCAGATATTTTTCTATTTATTTAAGAAAAAGTTAATTATTATATATAAATAAAGGAAAAAAAGTGGCCATCTGGCCAGTAGACATTTTTACGACTAAGTTAGTTATTTACCGCCTTTATCTAAAAATCCACATTTTACTCCTAATATAGCAGCTCCGGCAGCAATCCCGAACATGGCAACTCCGCTACCCCAATGTAATACTTTTTCTAAAAAATAATCACTATCTCGTTGTAATTCCGCAATTCTATCAGCAACCTCTATCATGGTAGTTATTAGTTCTTGCTTTTCTTCTTTTGTTATTTCTGATTTTTCAAGTTCATTACTTAAATCATCTAAAATACTTTGGTAGGCATTCATAGCTTTGGCTCTACCTGTTTTATGACTATCGGTTACTGATTCGTATTGTTTATATAATTCTTTTATTATAGTATTCGATTGTTCTTTAAATTCTGGAAACTGTTCTATACATTTTATTGCCACTTCTTTATCCATTTCTGGTATAGAAGTTACGAATTCGATTAATTGATTTTTATTTATACTTCTAAAATCTGTAGCACCTATTTTATTCAATACGTCTGTTTCTGAAAGTAATTTTTTCCCTTTACTCATGATTATTTAACCTCCTTTTTATTTATTGTAACATAAAAAGTTTATCAGTTCAATATTTAACGCTAAAAATACAGTTGCTATTATAGAAAGGAGAGAAGAGCTCTTTGTCTTCCTTTACAAATTGATATTTTTACTGTATAATTCAGGTAAAAGTGAAAGGAGACAAATTATGAGTAAAAATGAAGATAATGGATTAGATTATGGGTTTGGTTTCTTTCATAAAAAGAATCGACGAATAAGCAAATCTTTTGAACTGGATATTTTAGATTTAGTTCAATTGGCTGCTACATATCCGGATAGTGGAAATGATCAGAATTTATTTGTTTTTTGTGAGGATTGTAAATGTTATATGACTTATGTAAAAGAAACAAAAGATGATTTATCTGGATATTATGTATGCCTGGATTGTAATAGTCGAGTGAGAGAAAAAACCTTATATAATCAATTAGGAAGAGAAAATGAAAAATATTTGAAAGATAATGAATTAGATAATTATAATAAAGATGATGATTATGACGAATATTATGGATAAATAGAATTACTATAATTCTGAGCCTGTGTTTAATAACATGGGCTCTATTTTTTACGCCAAAAAAACATTCACTATAATGAGGGGAGAAAAAGCGCTTTTTATTGATGTTTAAGTGCTTCATTCTCTTTCTTTTTTGTTTTAGAAAGGAGAAGTAAATATGTCTAAAGGAGTATTAGAAAGAAAATTTCAAAAATCTTTAAAAGACAAAATACGAGATTTATTCAAAGGGTGTTTAATAATTAAATTAGATGCTGATGAGTTACAAGGTATTCCAGATTTATTGATATTATGGAAAGATAAATGGGCTACTCTTGAATGCAAAAGAAATCGTAATTCAACCCATCAACCTAATCAAGATTATTATGTAAACTTAATGAATAAAATGTCATTCTCTTCTTTTATTTATCCGGAGAATGAGGAAGAGGTGCTTTATGAACTTCAACAAGCATTTCAATCTTGAAGGTCAACACGCCTTTCTTGGGGCTAGTCAGTATCATTGGATAAATTATGATGAAGAAAAATTAATCGATGCTTATTCACGAAGACAAGCAGCACTTAGAGGAACCGTTTTACATAAGTTTGCGGCAGATTGTATTAAGCTTGGACAAAAATTACCAGATATTCAGAGAACGCTTAATATGTATGTGAACGATGCCATTGGTTTTAAAATGACGCCTGAGCAAATTCTTTGTTATTCCGAGAATTGTTTTGGGACAGCAGATAGTATTTGTTTCAGAAATGATAATTTGCGCATTCACGATTTAAAAACTGGAATGGCACCGGCTCATATAGAACAATTAGAGATTTATGCAGCTATATTCTGTTTAGAATATGAGATAAAACCTTCCGATATTAATATTGAATTAAGATTGTATCAATCGGATTCTGTACTCATCCATAATGCATCAGTTGACGATATTGTTCCAATTATGGATAAAATTGTTACTTATGATAAAATCATTAAACGAATTCAAAGAGAGGATCAAATACTATGAACTATGTAGCTAAAGAAATGCTTGATATTTTAAATCATTATGGCGTAGGAGCTAGAGATGGTGCTCCCGGTAGGGGTTCTGGTAGATATCCTCTTGGCAGTGGTGAAAATCCACGTCAGCATGGTAGTGGCGATTTTTTAGATCGTGTTGAAAAACTCAAAAAAGATGGTTTTGAATATACCGATCCAAAAACAGGCAAAACATATAAAGGCGAAACTGCTATTGCTAAATACTTTAATATGTCTACTACGGATTTCAGAGTATATAAAAGACGTGCTTCTCTCGAAAGAAGAAATGATTTATCAGCAAAAGCTATAAAGTTAAGAGATGAAGGAAAATCATTAAAACAAATAGCCGATATTATGGGCTATAAAAATGATTCTTCTGTTAGAGCTCTTTTAAATGATGATATTAATAGAAGAAAAAATGCAGTATCTGAAACCATTGATATTTTAAAAAAAGAAACTGACAAATATAAGATTATAGATGTTGGAGATGGAGTAGAAAGACAACTTGGTATTTCAAAAGAAAGACTCAAAGATGCCGTGTCATCTCTTAAAATGGATGGATATAATGAATATACTTATTATATACCACAAATTAACAATCCTGATCAAAATACTACACGACAAGTTCTTTGTGCTCCAGATATTGATAAAAATTATGTAGTTGATAAAAAGAATTGGGATAAAGTACATCTTGTTTCTGACAATTATGTATCGCATGACGGTGGTGATACCTTTGATCCGAGATTTGTATATCCGAAAAGTATGGATTCAAGTCGTTTAAAGGTTGTTTATGGTGATGAAGGCGGCTCTAAAAAAGATGGTTTAGTAGAAATACGTAGAGGCGTTGACGATTTATCTCTTGGCGAATCTACATATGCTCAGGTCAGGATACTAGTTGATGGTACTCACTATATAAAAGGAATGGCGGTATATTCTGATGATATGCCAAAAGGCGTAGATGTTATATTTAACACCAATAAACCTAGTGGAACTCCTGTTTGTGGAACCGACAAGAAAAACTCAGTTTTAAAACCGATTTCGAAAGATGAAAATAACCCATTTGGTTCTTTAATTAAAGATGGAATTGTTGATCCAAAAGACCCAGATAAACAAAATGGCGGTCAAAGTTATTATTATGATAAAAATGGTAAAAAACAACTTTCATTGATAAATAAAAGAGCTGAAGAAGGAGATTGGGGAAACTGGGCGGATACTCTAGCTTCTCAGTTTTTAGCAAAACAAAGCAAAAAATTAATTAAGCAACAATTAGATTTATCTTTGACTGATAAGAAATCTGAGTTAAATGATATTTTAGAAGTAAATAACCCAACTATTAAGAAAAATTTACTAGAATCATTTGCTAATGATTGCGACGCATCTGCCGTCCATTTAAAAGCGGCTTCATTGCCAAGACAAAAATGGCAAGTTATGATTCCATTAACATCTATTAAAGATAATGAAGTATATGCTCCAAACTATAATGACGGCGAAACAGTGGCTCTTGTTAGATATCCTCATGGAGGAACATTCGAAATACCTATTCTTAAAGTTAATAATAAACAAGTAGAAGGTAATAAAGTTCTTGGTAAATTACCTAAAGATGCGATCGGAATTAATAGTAATGTTGCTGAAAGATTATCCGGTGCAGATTTTGATGGCGATACTGTTATGGTTATTCCTTGTAATAATCCTAAAAGTAAAATACATATAACTTCAACTCGTCCTTTAAAAGGTTTGGAAGGTTTTGATCCTAAATTAAAATATGGATATAAACCTGATGGAACATTTAAGGTTATGACAAACACCCAAACCGAAATGGGAATCATATCTAATTTAATTACCGATATGACAATTAAAGGTGCTACTGAAGATGAATTAGCAGCTGCGGTTAGACATTCTATGGTCGTTATTGATGCTGAAAAACATAAATTAGATTATAAACAAAGTGAAATAGACAATGATATTTCTAATTTAAAGAAAAAGTATCAAATGAAAATAGGTTCTAATGGTAAAGCTACATATGGAGCATCTACATTGATATCTAGAGCAAAATCAGATATTAGAGTTCCTAAAAGACAAGGTAGTCCAAGAATAAATGATGATGGTTCATTATCGTATAAGATTGCTGATGATTTATATTATGAAAAACGTCAAAAGGTAAAGAAAAAAGGTCCGAATGGAAGATATTTAAGAGATGAAAATGGTAAATATGTATATGAAACGTATATAGACCCAAAGACCGGTAACGAAAGATATAAATATGAGAATTCTGGAAAAGTGGTAATGCGTACTCAGAAATCTACTAAGATGGCAGAAGCTAAAAACGCTTACGAACTTGTATCGGAAACTCGTTCCCCTCAAGAACTATTATATGCCGAATACGCTAATGGTTTAAAAGCTTTAGCCAATGCGGCTAGAAAAGAAATGATATCTACTGGAAATCTAAAATATAGTCCATCTGCTAGAATTGCTTATCAAAATGAAGTTAATTCATTAAAGGTCAAAGTTAATAATTCTGAAAAGAATAAACCTAGAGAACGTCAAGCACAAGCAATAGCCAACTCGGTAATGAATGCTAAAAGAGCTGCCAATAAGGATATATCTAAGGCTGAGGATAAGAAGCTAGCACAACAGGCTCTAAACCAGGCCCGTCAGAGAGTTGGAGCCCATAGAATTCCTATTGATATTTCAGATAAAGAATGGGAAGCTATACAAGCTGGTGCTATTTCTGAAAATATTTTAACAAAAATATTAAAATATGCAGATGTAGATGCATTAAAAGAAAGAGCTACTCCTAGAAACCGTAATCAGATAAGCAATAGTAAGATTTTAAGAATTAAATCTTTAGCTAAAGCTGGTTACACTCCAGAACAGATAGCTAAAGCAGTTGGTGTTTCTGCATCTACTGTAAATAAGTATTCTAAATAAGCATTTAATTAATGTCATATAACTACTAAATAGAATAATTTTTATTTTATTGGTATAAGTCAAAGAGCTTTTCGATTATTTATCTAATAATACTTAATTAAATAAAAATAGTAAAGCGATAATGTAAAACAACAATTAATAAATTCAAATCAACAATTTCATTTTAATCCTGCAATAGACCGTTTTTCGTTTGCTTATTGTTTTACAATTCTATTTAGTAGTTTTAAAAAAGGATGTGATTAATCTTTATGTCAAAACAAGTAGCTTTAACAACTTTCGATAACCCTTATAATCCATTTGACGATTTTAATAATTGGTTAAAGTTCGATATGCAAAAAGGTTACAATTCTTGTGGCTATTTAGCAAGAGTTGCAAGAGTTTCTGATACACTTACTGATGATGAAAATACTGAAGAAATAGAACGAGCTATTGATGAAATTGTTAGTAATGACTTTTTAAATCTTTATTATAAAAAAGTAAAGGAAACACAATGAAGATTTATGAGATTATTTCTTTAATATTATTACGTATAATGTCGATTATTTCTTTTGATTAATATTTTATTATTAAATATTATTTATAAATAATCAAAAGACTCCATAGTCGCTACTATTGAATAATATATGGGTATGGGGGGTATCACAAAAATCACACCCCCTCCCATAT